AAGTAATTGAGACATCTTCATAGTTAAGTTGGTTTTGAACTATATTTTTTCTATTATAAGCATTGTAAGTCTTAGTTTGAATTCGATATCTAGGAAGTTCAATTCGTTTAGCTAAGAGTCCAACTTCCATTTGATCTAATAGAGATTGGCTACTTATTGCATCAGAAGGCATTAGTGTAATTAAAGATGACAAAACATCTTGATTAATCTCTATTCTAACATAATAGAGAAAGGATTGTTTTGGTGCAAGTCTAAACGTATCCGCAATGAACAGCTTATTAGCATGATCATAGGGATGGGTTTTTGCCGTCAGCGGTTTTAAATCTGCATTATATAAAGAAGCCATAAAAATATTTATCAACAAAAAACCCGCATTGCTGCGGGTTTTTCTAGTAGAACGTGCTTTTAGCCTGTTACTGCGCCAGTTGGTGTTCTAGTTGCACCAATTGCTGCTCCAACTCCACCTGGGCTAGTTGTTTGTAAAGCATTATCGTAACGAATAGTCATTGCGATTGTCATTGGATCATTGCTTCCATAATCAGCATCGTTATAGTTAACGTTGGTTAGGAAACAACCATACAATTGCCAAGTTTCTAAAACCACTGGATCAATCGTGCCATTTCCACCATCAAGCATTTCCAAAGTGGTGACAAACTTATAATCAATACCGCTACTTGCACTGGCTTGTTCCATAAAATCAAACTGCTTTTGCAATTGTTCGCCAACTAATCTACTAACGCTACCAGCAGCATCGTCACGTAGAGTAACTGCACAGGCTTCCCAAGTTGGGCGACCTGCAATGTAAACTCTGCTGTTATACACTGGCAACTCAATTGCATCCTGTGTTACATTTGGTCTTGCAAAAGTTATGATTTGTTTGGTAAGCTCAGTCTTAGGATTGCTAACACCAAAATTGTCAAATGTCGCACGAAAACGGAATTTGAGTTTTGGCATTAGCATGCCTTGATTTGTTGCGCTTTGGTTGCCGCCAAGCGGCACTGTGAATCTAGTTAGAGATGAAACTGCCATATTATGCTCCTGTTCCTACGATTTGTGCGGATGCCAAATTACCTGATTGAATTTCACCTGGATTCTTCAATCGAATTGGTATGTAAATAAACTCAACTGCTTGAACTGGTTGTACAGCAATATCTATCCAAAGTTCATTTCTAGAAATACGCTCTGGAGTATTGTTTGTGAGATCACAAACAACTAGATAATCAGTTAAACCACGCTTTGCAATTAAATCGTTTAGCAAGTTTTGGCAAACTGCGGCCACTGCATTTCTAGTAATAGGATCGTTTGGTTCAAACACGAATGGACGTGCCAATGTGTTGAGCTGTGTGCGTAGATAATTAACCAATCTAGCTACGTTAATCCTATCCAATGCGGATGGTTCAGCACTGAGTGTTTTCTGTCCATAAATTACTAGGCCAGTTCCAGGTAGGTTAGTCAATGGGTTAATCTTGTTTGCATACATAACATCCCTTAGACCCTGTGTTACACCAATGCTTATAAATCTACCACTATTTGCATTAACATAACCAATTGCGTTAAGGTTGTCAATTAAACCACGACGTGTTCCAGCTGGTGCCAACCATGGATA